GTACCATTCCAGTTTGTGCTGCGGCACATAGGTCTGAATATGGAGGCTGTCATGGACCTGTGCACCAAGGAACATGTGCTCGAAGTAAGGGGACTGGTCCTCATAGCAGAGGATCATAGCCTTGTTGCAGATATCAACAACGGTGCTCTGTGGCTTAAAGCTGTAGGCCTGATTGAACAACTCTTCACCCCATTCGCTCAGCAGCCGTACCTTCCGCCCGAAGCAGTTCACCAGTGTCCGGTTATTCTTCCGCATTTCATGCTGAACAGCAGCCCAGTAGGTTCTCTTAATCCCAGGATATGCCTTATCAAGGTAGGCCTCCACCATCGGCTTGGCATCGTCCTCAGGCATCTCGTTTTCCAGTGCAAACCTACGGTACTTCATATTATAGTTGAGACCATGATTGGACTTCTTCCCAGCCTGCCTGATGGACATAACCCTAGGAAGGAAGATCCCTGGCGGAATAGTCATGCGAGATCGCAAGGTGGCGATGGTATTTGCGTCTGTGTTCGATCCGATAACTTTATTCTCTTCCAGGACAAATTCCTCAGTTGCCCCGCTTATGAGGCTTCCGGTGACAACGTGAGGGGACTTGCCTGACCTTACAACGTTCAGCATGTTCTGATCCTGGGCCAGATAGGCCACCACAACCCACTCCGCCCCAGCTAGGTCAAATTCCAGGATGATCATTTTTTATATACCTCATCCAGATTTCGATCGAGTATTCTATGGCTCACTGTTGCTAGTCCGTTCCTTATGTAGAACGCAATAGCATCCTGGGCCTTCTCCCTAGTTGAGAATATCCCATTCACTGCCATGATATCCTCATGGATCTTATGCATGCTAACTGTGATAAACACCTTCATAGCTTCGGCATCCTTATACCGAGGCCTGGCAGGGCTCTAACAATCATCAGGATCACAACCAACGCAACTATAACCCAGACTATATTGATGACCTGAGACGGCAGGGCTATGCCTACCTGTCCAAGCACCCAAATAACCAGGTACACAATCAGCGCTATGATGCAGATGTAAATCAGCAGTACCAATACACCTTCCATAGTCAGAACCTCACATCTTCCTCAGGAATTGGCATCCTTTCCGGAAATCCCCACTCCTCGCTCGTCGCGTTGAATTTCCGGGCTACCGCCCTCTCCTTGCTCACTTCCAGGTAGCTGAAAACTAGATCCAGGTACGTGTACACATCCGCCAGTTCCGCTATCAGTTGCTGTTTCAGGGTATAGACGTCGTTTTCCTCCGGTCGCGTCTTCATTCCGTCCCTGATCCGATTTAACTTCTTTGCTGTGTTCATTGCCTCCCCTAGTTCCCCACCCAGGGCCACTAACCACGCGTTGATGTCCCAGCCCTCTAGGGGGTGCCACCTTTGGGATCGTTTGGCGTTCAAATCTTGGAACGCTCGCATTTCCATAGACATGTCTTCCTCCAATCATACTTGCCAATATGTAGCAACTGGCTGCGCCTGTGACATAGCCGATTGCGAAGATAACTGCATCATCCCACGGCATCATTGTGTCCCCCTACCCTGCGACTATAAAGCCCTTGAACTTTGGATGTAAGTTCTGCAAGTTCATCCCTGTACCCATCAGGGTTTTAGACGACGATAACCGACCGAAAACTGTGCCTCGGGGGTTCCAACTGCATCGAAGCCGATCGTCGGTATCAAGTTCCACTTCAATATACGTCCCTTTGAGTTTCTTAAGGCCACGTATCTCTTGGCAGATTTTGGCTTCTCTGCTCCCACGTTCTCCTTTTCGAGCAAGGCGGGTGAGGGCCTTGTCATCTGTGCTGATACCACCATAGACGTTGATGTAGGGCTTATGTCCGCAGTGCTCGTAGAAGTATTTAGCACACTGCTGCGGACTGGCCGGGTTGAACGAGTACTCCGCGACATCTTCCAGTTCCTTCTCCTTAACGGCAATCTCCTGCTCCAGGGTGATCTTCGTTCTGGCCAGACCATCTCGGTCGACCTTCAAGCCCCGGATGGCCATGTATGCTAGAGGCTTCGCAAGGGCGATGGTCATGTTGTAAGTGGGCCAATAATCACCCTCGGTCATTTCCGCAGCTAGAACATCCCACGCCTCCAGAGCAACACAGGAATCTTTCGCACAATACCGCTGGAAGGTGTCCCAGTCAATCTTATGGTTGGCTTTCCAGATCTTACCTTCGTCCTTCCAGTAGGGTTCCTTGGTATGAACACTGGCAATAAAGTCCAGACCCATCTTGAAGTCAGGATACATAATGGACTGTGCAATCATCGGATCGCCTAAGGGGCCATCAGTGAAGACATTGCACTGCGACAGCAGGAACACACTGTCAAACCCGACTATATTCTGATTGATCTTCATCACCTTGGGATTGCCCATCACCTGGGCATACCGCTTCCATATCGCAACCTCGTCGTCCAGGTCCCAGTATTCCTCCCCTTTGGGATTGAGGAACGGGACTGACAAGGCTTCATCAGACCGATAGGACAGGCTGAACAAGCTGACATTATGATTAATCACTTCGATGTCAGTTGCCAGCCTTCCCGCATTCTCACAAACGTCGAAGTATTCCATCACTTCCGCACGGGAAGGCCTTATTATTAAGTTGCGGTCTGGAGGAGTATGTGTTGGACTAGCAGCCTCCCCCAATGCTTTTTCCATGTCCCCAATAATCAGGTATCGCCAGGTATACACTCCATGAAGAGTGGCAGCGGGATGAATAGTTGGGATGTACTTCTTCCCTATCCGCTCTGAATAGAGAATTGACCCACGCCACTTCAGCATGGGCCGCTTCTTTCCATACAACAAGTCGAGGGAAGGTGCACCTAGGGTTATCACAACATTCGCACTGCATGCCTTCATCCTCTCGATGGTAGGGCCCGCTTCTTTCATTCCCTCCTCGGTCATGCCGTAGGTGTCATGCCACAGCACATCTCCGTTAGGACCTATAACTGACCCTTTAGGTCCCTTGGTTACCATAAAGGGCCAGATGTTTAGGATGTAGCACTCCCTGCGGGCAATGCCTGCAGCGTGTAAGCAGTCGTTAAACACATCGCCGGAGGGCCCCACCAAAGGGGCCCCCAGTCGCATCTCTGTCCTCGCAGGAGCCTCTCCCAAGACGCAGATCTTACTGCTGGGATCGCCCTCTTCCCATGGCGACTTGGCCTTCATGCGTTGATGGCCTCTTCTTCCTGCTGCCTTTGATCTTCCTTAATGTCGTCTGCAACCTTCTGGAGGAAGCCATCCTTGTGCTTGGCACTGAGGTCCCATCCCATGCCCGTATGCCCAAGGCGATAGGCTGCCCTTAGGCTAACCCCACTGCCAAGGAAGGGCACCAGTATCCTAGCACCTGGAAAACAAATCACTCGGATGATTTCTTCGAGGAGGTGGAGTGGCTTCTCCGTTGGGTGGTGCTTCTTCTGGACACCGGGGTATGAGAAGACATTTCCTCTTCCGGGCCTTGCGAGCTTAGGCTGTCCTTTTCTAGCCACGTAAAATGGCTCATAGCAGGAACCGAACGTGGTATCTGGCGAAGCTGTTTGCCCAATCTCACCTTTATTCCAAATGGCAGGGATGTCGGGGACACCAAATCCCACTTTCCGCAGTGTAGCCAGCGTTTCCGAGTGCCAAGACATTCCATACCAAAAAACTGCAAAGGCGTTGGGATGTAGGCATTCGTAGACAAGTCCTGCAGTTCGCTCGAATAGCCGAGCATAATCATCCCACTCTTCGTATTCAGCCATAGGCCGACTATCTGAATTCCTTGATTTGCGTCGGTGTAGGTCAACTCCATAAGGAGGGTCCACCTCTGCGAAATGGAAGAGCTGGCCTTTAGACTGTGGCTGGGTATTAAGGAAGGCTTCCATCCCTTCGAAGGCGTCTCCGATTTGGTAGTGTTCGGTAGCCCACTCCGGCGCTTTGAGGACATGTTCTGGCACCTTTCTCGCCATCATGTTTATGGCGACCTCTTCCTCCAGCTTCTTAAACTCCTTCCAGGCATCGTCCTGGCTTTCGTAGTCGGCAAGCTCTGGCATCAAGTCCAGGGCCTCTGCCAGCTGCAAGCGGCGGTTGATGCTGCTCTTAGGATCGCCTCTTACTAGCTGTTGGTCCGCCTGAGACCACCCTGCATTCTTATGCTCTCGCATATAATCGAAGATGCGTTTCTCCAACCTGGCCTGTTCGGGCCAAGTCAGGTCTTTCCGCATGCTATTCTCGATCAGTTCGATCTCCATAGCATCCAGTTTACTGCCCTTGGTATCCCGGACGATGCAGGATATGGTAGTGATGCCCGCTGCCTGGTGTGCCCGGAACCTCCGTTCACCGGCCAGCAGTTGCATCTTCTCATCAATTGTGATTGGCTGCAGTAAGCCCTTGTCCTTGATGCTCTGAGCCAGCTCTTCGATGTCGCCCAGATCAATCCTCGCCCGATCCTTGACCTTGATCTCAAGAAGTGGTACTTCCTTCACCTTCATCACTGGCATCTAAATCCCCCAGTATCTTTGCTAACTCGCTAGCACTCAGCTTAGCGAGCATGGTTGAGACGTTCTGTTTGCTCTTATCGGATGCTTTCTTCTTCTTCACCACAGCAGCAGGCTTGTCCTTTGTAATCCTCCTATCAATACGAAGATTGCGAATGTACTCTTGCAGCTCATCTCGATCCATATCGAGGAGGGATTTCCTCAGCTGCTTTAACCTGTCCATCTTATGATCGTCCCAAAATGGGACGATTGCAACTGACACAATCGTCCCTAGTTTACCTGCAGGCGTGGAGTAAGCGCTGTGACGTACCTGCAGGAGTTCAGTTACGCCCGGCGACGGCGGCCTGAAGATACCGAAGCCTCATCCTTCTTGCTCAACCTCGGCAGTCTGAGACGATTATAAATCTCATCATTATTCTCAGACTGCTCCTGATAGACGAAGCACCGGCCGGTTGAGCCAACCAGGTCGTCGCTGTCGAAGCCATCTTCAGTCATCTGAATATTGAAGACGGTCAGGAACCGCTTGATATCAATCAACCGCAGGTTCCGCTGGTCCGCCGGCGTATCCATGTCTGGATAGGTAATCCAGTGCCGAATAATGGCCGGGTTCGGACAAGATGCCGGCGGGTCCATGACCTTCAGCATGACCGTAGTCATCTGATTGCCCTTCTTGGACTCACCATCATCTGCCTTAATGATCTGCAGTTCATATTCACCCTCAGGAACGGGCTCTTGCTCTGCAGCATCGTCGAGTGCAATTTTAATAAAAGGCATGTTAACCTTCCTTCTTCAACTTCGTTACGACTCTGGACCGGCTGAGGAGCCCTCCAATCCCACCCTTTGTCAGGTTCCCAAAATCTTCAATTGTGACGTCCTCTGTCACTTCCAAATTTGGGATACTACAACGTATATCTTGTAAGCCTCGTTGCTCTGGCCGTGTTCTGATAAGGTACCTGACACCCTTCTCAGTGTCCTCTGTCCCTGCCAGCCAGACATCTGTAAATAACAGGGGCAGAACGTTCCTGGCCTTACCAGGAAGCCAAATGTTGGTAGTTACTTTCTTCGTCTTCTCGTCTTGGAACGTCTGGAGGTGTCCGGTACAGTATATGTTGATGGGCATGGCTGCGATACTATTGAATATGTCAGAAAGCTTAGACCCCACCACTCTATAATCTGCCAGTTCCTCAAGGTCTCCATATCGCTTGTTGATAAAGAGCTGCCGGTCCATTGTAGACTTGGACAGAAATGTAAGGCTATCAAAGCACAACCACTGATAATCGTTGAAGAACCCTTTCTCCACCTTGTCATTGATGTCCTTGACCCATTCCATATAGACATGGGGCTCCCTCTTACTGGCCTTCCCAGTAATCTTCGCCATGCTATCGCTTGTGCTATCCTTGTTGAAGCCTTTGAGGGAGGCGTCCATCTCTAGAAAATCGGGATAGAACTCTTCATAGTCCACATCACAACCCCTCAGTGTTGACATAGCATTGGGATCGAAGATGTAGACGAACTTCCGGCCGGGAAGAGTCCAGATTTGGGACGTCTTCCCAGATCCTGTAGGGCCGGCAACTAGGATGCGATGTATCCCAGTGTTGGTTGCAGTCTTAGCGTTCTGCATATACTCTCACCTTTTGCTTAGTACTATACCACGGCTCAAACCCTTTCAGATCTGCAACGGTTGGCCAGATACCAGTGAATGTGATTGCCCTGTCGTCGATGCTGACCTTGGCCGGTGGCTTGACAGTTGGGTACTGCAATTCACTTACCCAGGAGATTCCACCGTCCCCAAACTCCAACCTTGCATTCCTTTCTATCCAAGATATCATAGCGGCGATGCCGCCTTCCATGTTGCTTCTGCTGCTGAAGACTGCCACCGTGAAGTGCTGAGTCATGTCCTTTAGAAACTGCATCGCTCCTGGGAATGGCGGATCTGGAATGATAGCCGCCCCCTTCCAACCTGAAGCATAACTGTGCAGCACGCCATCGAAATCCACGCTTAGAATTGGTAGTCCCACCTGTTACATCCTTTCTAAGGCCTGCTTCATAGCAGTGATTAGCCACCATAAGCCAACTGCTCCGCCTACTATAGTGCTGATATATATACCTAGCCATATATAAGCGAAGATTTCCTGTCTCTTCCTTATCCTATCAAGGTAATCATCCATTCCAGTCCTCCATGAACTTCAACTTTGGCAGGGTGACTGGCTTCTTGTGCAGTGGGTTCTTGATCCAACGATTTTCATATCCCCTTTGCACATGGGCCTTTCTTAGTTTCAGGGGAGTCTTCCACTCTTGCAAGCTCCCTTGCCTCATTCTGTATAGGGTCCCTGCCACCGAGCCGATTGTGATTTTAAGATAGGAGGCCATCTCCCTGTATGATAGTCCTTCCTGATACATATTGTATAAAGGACGGTATAGGGGCCTCATATCCCGTCCTCCCCCATTGCTCCTAGCCATCAGTCAGTCTCGAGAATAATCAGGTTGAGGATTTCATCCTCCTGTTGCGACGTGATCGGAGGCAATTCCTTGCCATCTGCTACTACCATGATAGACAGCAGTTCTGGGTAATCAGTCATAAGGCCAACATCAGGTTCCGCCCGCATGACCTCATACTCCACTTCCAGCAATTTCCCTTTCCAGTTGACTGTTTGCGTAGGCATCAGTCCTGCCCCTCCGTCTTGGTGATAGCTCTGCCGGCCCACATGCAACTATTCTGCAAATCATGCCTAGCTATGGCCAAGTCCCTGCTATTGCCGAACATCCCCTCCACCTCGAGCAGATAGTACCATACCAGTTCGTACTGCGACTTTACAAAGTCAATGGCTATCTTCTGCTCTTCCTTCAGGGTGCCGTAGTTGCGGCGAAACGGATCACCCTTTGCAATGGTATCAGTTGCCATCAGTCAATCCCTCAATTGGACCTAAGTGTTTCAGTGGATCCCATTTGTCTTCGATCATCCCTGGCGGTTTGGTCCTCCCTTTTGGATTGGGCCACGCCTTGCAGCAGTCCATATACGGACAGGCCCGGTTGAAGTTCCAACAACTGTTGGTATTCTTAGGGAATGCTTGCATAGTGTGGTCTGTTTCCAAGGTCGTGACTAGGTTATCCTTATCCATCTCCACACGCTTGATCCAGTCCCTTGTCTCCCACAGCCAGGCATCTAGCATGGCTAGCTGTTTCTCCACAGGGATAAACATAAAGCCTTCTTCTGATTTATGGACAAGAGCGGCATCGACCCATATGCCTCCCACCTTACCGGGATAGAGCATATGCAAGGCAAAGAGATATCCATCAACCTGTGCGTTTGGGCTGAAGCTATCAATGAAGCCACCACGGAAAGGTCCGCCCTTCTTATATGCTGTGCTAGTCTTATGTTCAAGGCCGATATACTTGCCGTCCCTAATAACAAGTTTATCGATCTTCCCGATGTAAAAGATGGGCTCGATACTGTCCAAGGGGACTGCAAAGGCCTTCTCCACATCAACAAGCTTGAAGGACCTAAGCTGCTCTTTGCGGTCATGGACATAGGCGACGATCATCTCCCAGGCATTGCCCGGTGTCCTCGGACTCAACTCCTCAATCAAGCTATAATCCATATCCGCTGGGTCAGGACCGCCCTCTTTGACCCACTTCTCCTTCCAGGCATTGAAGGCTCCCCTGGCGATCTCTTCAACTGTTCCCTTGTGGGGGTTTTCTCCCAAGAAGGCACTCCATATATAATCCATCGCAGCATGCCAACTTGATCCGAATATGAGAGGCCACTGCTGTCCGTCTGGGACCCAATCCCTGACATGACGATAGTAATAGAACCTTGGACAGTTCTTATATGCCGACAGCCTAGTATTGTCATACAACCTAACCTTGTTACTTGCACTTGTCTTCATTTGTCGTTCCTTGTATCATTTCGAGTACCGTTGGAGATACTTTTGTGCACTCTCCAGGGTTTGGTTTCTCATTACTAACATGAACCCTATGCCGGTGTCTGCGACGTTGGTGATGTGACCGCACTCCGGCTCGTCGTGCTTCATCAGGATACTCACCTGATTCGGCTTCTCTGCCGTCAGGCGGGAACCACACTTTAGGCAGGTCCACTTCACGTACACTTCGTGGCCCTCCTTGATCCACTGGTTCATCATCTGCAGCGCTTGCGTCCAGGGGATATCTGTTGGCTTCTCCTGTCCAGGGCTTCTGTCCTTCTGTAAGATCAATATATTTGGCGGTGGTGGGTCTTTTTTGTTGCTGCGGGTCATTATGGGTCCTTCCCCATAGGGCTAAACTGATCACACATGCGAAGGCGAGGGCGGTGGTTGTTCCAAGGGCTGCACTCCTA